GCCCTTTTCACACAAAGCTACAACAGGGGTCTTACCCTCTTTCTTTGCCATAACATTTGTGTCATCCCATAATGTTATTACAGTATGCTTCTTTCTGAGCTTACATTCAATAAATAATTTATCGTGAATTACATCTGCCCTTGTAATTTTGCCATTACCACCACTCAATGGAGTCCTCTGACCACCAAAATAGGCAGCCACCTGTCGTTCTCTTTGCTTCCATGCCTTATCAGCCATACCCATATGTACCACAAAGTTAACCTATGTACAAGTAGTTAACAAAAGTTAATATCTAAATATCCCCTTCGCTGTGTGGAATAATCCATACATATAGCAACACTTCAGCATTTTTGGGGGGTCGGGGTCATTTTTTTTTGCCTGAAGCCCTTTATTTCTGCGTATTACAGACATTTTTAATTAAATTTAGCCATAGGTGAGAGAGTGAGGGAAGAAACCCATTTATTTTAGTTCTCACAAGATTAAAAGAGTATATGCAATGCTATTGATACTATTATATATGTTATCATTTGATTAATGTGTTATAGAATTCTTATCAATACCTAATTGGTTTAATATATTAGTAAGTTCTAATTGTAATTGTTCTTCGCTCAAGTTCTCTATCTTGTTTATTACCTCAGATTTACTTGTGCCTGAATAATTATTCCTATCTAGTAATTGACAACTAGCAGATAGTTGAACTGATTTAGGTGCTTTCTTATCGTTTACTAATTCTATCAACTTATTTATTGCAATACTTACTCCAGATTCTAACTGTTGGAAATTGCGTTGTTGAATCTGATCTTTTATATAATTCTTTCTTAATAACTGATATCCATATTGACTAGGATATTTACATTCTGGATATGCTTTTCTTACTGCATCAGGAGTTTTTAACCCTTGTAATATATAGTTTATAAAATTTTCTTCTTTTTCTGAAAGTCTTGTTTTCTGCATAGTTTCATAAATTTATTAATAAATTATAACATATAGTTGATTTAGTTGTTGACAATTAACTAAAGTTTTATAATATTAACTTATGTTAACTAATATAAAGGGGTCAACATGAATAAAAAAGAAAAAATAACTTTTATTTTAAATGAAAGAAATATTAACAAAAATACTAATTTTTATAATTATGTATTAAAAGAGTATGAAAAAATGTCAGAATCTGAACTCAATATTGAAATAGATTTTATCAAGCATTTTGGATCTGCTCCAGATACTATTATTCATAAAGGGGGTAAATAATGAATAAACATAAACAAAAAATTGATAAATCAAGAAAAGATAATCCATTAATGGACTATTTTTTAAATACTCATTTTGATGAAGTTGCCACTAAAAAAGAAAAAGACTTTATTAAAAATCATTTTGAAATAATAACAATTAAATAGGGGGATAAATGAAAGTCATAAACATAACTTCAAACAATGGTAATAAAATACCTAACCAATTCATTATATATGATAATGATAAAACTTATTTTCAAAGCTATAAATCAATTATAGTTATGAAAGATAATATAAATAATAAAATATATCTTGATGATTATTATTGGGATTATTCAACAACTACATCTAAATATAGAAATATATTTCTAGGTGAGAAGAAGAAAGAAACCCAAAAGAAAATTAAAGAAGGTATTTATATATTAACTAACTTAAATAAGGGGGAATAAATGAAAACTTTTATTGAATTTGGTGGATTCTATGATTCTTATCATTCATCTATAATTGAAAGTTATATTGAATCTTTTGAATATGAAGGGGATTCAGAATATAATTTTGGCAATATAAATTGGCAACAAACTTATCACTCATATATTAAAAGTTATTGTTCTAATTTAGAAAGTTATATTTTATATGAGTATGACATAAGTATAGATTTTAAAAATATAACTTTATGGTCACCAAGAGAATATAATTTTAGAACTGATGAGATAGATTGTACTGTTGATGAAAAACAATCATTAAAATTATTAAAATTACTTTTAAAAGATGGTGACTTTCATAAACAATTAAAATCAGTAACAACTTATCGAGATGGATATATACCTCATTACACTTATGATGAATTGTTGAATATGAAAGATAATATGATTATTGGGATTATGTTTTCTTTTATAGCTAATCAATTCAATTCAGATACTTGTAATTTAGGTGATATTGAATACGAAATAAAACTCATTAACGATAGGGTAGCATAATGAATAAATTATATACAAATTCAATTATAGTTGGAATAAGTGGGGCGTTCTCACTTATTCTTTTCTTATTACTTGAATATAAATCTGATCTATTATCAGATAGACAATTAATAGGGGTATTTTTTATATATATAATTTCATGTGTAACTTTTTTATATAACATTTTATTAATGGTTAAAAATTCAGTAAAGGGGGAATAATGACAAATAATTATAATGGACATAGAAGTTGGAATGCCTGGAATGTTTCTTTATGGCTCAACAATGATTATGACATTTACAGGCAAATATTTATTTATTTAGATAAATATGGCTTAACTAAAACAACCAATTTAATTTATTTAGATTTAAAAGGTTGTAAAACCCCAGATGGAGCGATTTACAACAAACTTTCTATTAAACTAGCAATTAAAGGGATGATAGAATAATGAATAAAAAAGAACTTGTAACATCTTTAAAGAATGCATTAATAGATGTATTTGATGACAATTTACATTATTGACATAATAAAACTATAATAATAAAATTAAACTTTCCTTCCAATTAAACCCCTACTACTAATAAGTGGGGGTTTTTTTTGCATAAAATAAAAAAGTGTTTGCAATGTAATAATAATTAATGTAAGTTAACTATTATGAATAAAAACAAAGCAGGAAAATAAGGGGTGCAAAATGCTAAACATAATTAAGAAATTAGATAAAGTAATTGATGATTTAAACGACATAGATTTACAGTACACAAAGCATAACGATATATTTCTTATAGCTAAAGAAATTGGGGAGATTAAAAAAGAATTAGTTAAACCAATAGAGATATATAGAAATAATAAATATATATATGATGTACAACCTAACTATAATTATACAATAGTTGATAAACCATGTGATACAGAATGAACAAAGCAGAAAAATTTAAAGAGATAGTTCAAAGCATAATGATTAATAAGTATGATCAAGAACAATATAGACACATTGTAGAACTTATATATCAAGAAATTTATGAGGTTAATGATGAACTTAATTAGAATACTAGCATTATTATTTACAACTATATTAACAATACAAATATTACTTTATATGGTTATACTATGAAAGATATTGAATTGAAATTAATAAGAACTGAGAATGAATTAAAAAGATATAAACAAGCATATCATTACTTCATGGATTATTTTAATTATCTTGATGAAGATTCCAAGAAAGAACTTAATCAAAAACTTGATATAGTAGACTTATGAATACAGAATTAAAGAAACTTATACAAGAATATAATCAAGCATTAGCAAACCAATCTGATAAATCTGAGGTTCTACTAGCTAATCAAATCACTAGCTTGGGTTACAAGTTAGGTTACAATACTATTGATGAAATAATGGAGGATTATGATGAAGAAATATAATATAGATAACTTTGACCCATTACCAAAAACTACAAATCATATTAATGAAATAGAGCAACAATTAAAAAAAGTTGTTATGCATTGGGAAAACACTTATACTGAATGTGATTGTATGTTAGAAGTATTATCTGATTTACATAGCATATTAAATTATATACAGAATGAAACTAAGCAACAAAAATAGCACCTTAAAGTGTGATAGATGTAAACATTTATTTAATTATAAACAAATGTATGCCATAGGAAATAATTGGGGCATCACTTGTGGAAGATGTTGGGATATTAGTATGCAGGAAATTATTGAAGATCAAGGAAAGAAAACAAAAAAAGCTGAACCTCAATTTAACTTGGGTGGATATGATAATCAAATCTATAAGAGCAACACAGACAAAGATTAAACACCCCTAACGACTCAAACTACCTAAAATATTTAACACTTCCTCTAGGAGCTTTATTTGGCTACCAAAACGATTTTCAAATTTCTTGGGTGAATAATGATAACTTTCATTGGAATTTCTGTGATGATTAGGGCATAATGGTAAAACTAGCATATGACTAGACCTTTCCCCCATACCTGTTTTATTTCTTATGTGGTGAATTTCTGCAGGACTATCATGGATACCTAATTTTCTACAAGCTATGCAACCTATACTTGCAACTCTCTCCATGTGTTTTTGTTCTTTGAGTGTGGGTTTCTTTTTACCCATACTTTTTTCTTTCACTCATAGCAGATATTTGATTGGTTTTCCAGAATTCAAATTTGAGTTCTACCATTTTTTTTTCCCATGCAAGTTTACTTTCTTGTTCTACTGCATTTTTTAAATCTTGACACAGTTTAATATATTCTTCTTCTGCTCTTGATTCCAAATCAGCTTTTGCAACACTCATGTTGGTACAGTTACTTAATTTCTCTTTCATCATTTGAGCCAACCTAATTTTTCTATAATGTTCAAGATAGTTTAGGTTAGCTTTAGCAGTAGCATAATTATTACCTATCTGTCTTATTTCTTCCATTCGTTTTTCTAATTCTTGTTCACTCATTTTTATCCTCCATATATTTATTAACACTCCAAGCTAAAGCATCTATTTGTTCCCATATAAATTTAGGTTCACAATATTCAAAAAACTCCCAAGCATTGTCTGTAAGAAACTTATCAAGCTTTTCTTCTTCCCATTCTTCATAATCTTGTGGTAAGTGTTTACCTAAAAAATGACCACTTGCCCATATATAATCTTGTGTAGTAGGTTCACTCATAATCTAACTCCTTTTGCTTTTTTTATTTGTAAATGTTTCAGAAAGTTTAACACTTCTGGTGTTGGTGGTGAAGGTAGGACTTGCTTATTATGAACCCAATGACCAAATTTTTGTCTATAACAATGACTTGCCCAACCCTCTTTATACCCTTTTTGTCTAGCAATAAACAATAGTTGAGCATAAAAACTTTTCTTATCTTCTGTTTTAATGTTCTCTTTTGGTTTCTTTACTTCTTGTAATCTACCTTGCTTAATTAATAATTGGACCTCTTTCTTTGTGGGAACAAAACTACAGTTAGGACATTCTGGGTTCTCTTTTGTAGGTTTGTAAACAAAATCACAATTCACACAAGTGAATGGTTGTTTAATTATTTCTTTTGGTTCTTTAAGTTTCTTCTTATCTTCTTTACTATACTCTAGTTTCCACTCTCTCTTTTCATCTGGGAAACCATTTTGATATACTGCACCAGAATGATCTATGATCATAGTATCTTGTTTAC